TGCAAATCTTGTTGGTTCTCCATTGGGCTTCTTTAGCGGTGGAATATTGTCCACTGCTGCGAATCTCCTTGCCCATGAAATCCATCGTCTCTTATCTTTATCTGAAGCCTTAGAGTAATTAGTGACTCCAGTTTTAACTCCAGCAGAGCGTGCGCCAGCAGCATTAAGCCCGCCTTTAGGGTCTTGCCCTGCTTTTCTCTGCCATAGTTCTGATGCCATTACTTCTTCTTCTTTGCTGGTGCTTTCTTAGCAGTTGATTTCTTTGCTGATTTAGCGGCATTCATGTTGTCCACCAAATTTGGGTAGGGTCTTCCTGCCTTCTTTGCTGTCTCTTTTGCTTTGGCTTTTTGGGCGGGAGACAACTTCTTGGATTTCTTTTTTGGGTTCTTAGTAGCCCAGACTGGTGTGGTCGTGCTTTCTTGGGCATTGTATGAAGGATTTGCTGGCATTACTTTTTCTTCTTCTTTGCTGCTGCCTTTTTAGCAACTGCCTTCTTTGCCTGACCTGCTTCGCTAAGTGCTATAGCAATTGCCTGCTCTCTAGACTTTACTACTGGTCCACCTTTTCCAGAATGAAGAGTTCCCTCTTTGTATTCCTTCATGACCTTTTCAACCTTCTTGGCTGCTGCTTTCTTAGCGGGTGATTTCTTTTTTGCTGCCATAATTAATCCTTACTTTGTTTTTGGAATAGTTCTTGGAACTGTACTCGTAGTAGTGGTAGTAGTTTTTTTAGGAACCGTTGAAGAAGTGCTGGATGTTCTTGTTGGAACAGTTGACGAAGTAGTAGTAGTCGTTCTCTTTTTAGGTGTTGTAGTTGTAGTAGTTCTTGGGCTAGTTGTTGACGGATTGGCAACACTGCTGGAAGTACGAGTAGGAGGATTTGCGTTTGGTCCCTTTTTCTGACCTTCTGTTGCAGGAGGTACAGTAGTGGTTGTAGTTGACTTAGCCTTTGCTTTAGCCTTATCTGCTTCTTCCTTCTTGCGGAAATCTGCTGCTGAACCTGGCTTCTTCTTTGGCGGGTCCTGCTTTTTACTGCTCTTTTTTGCTGCCATTGGCTTTGCTCCTTACTGGTTTCTTTAAATGCCAATCAATGTGGTCAGTTAACTTTTCATCAACTGTCTCTACTCTGTCGGCAACTCTTTTTAAAAGTTCTCTTGACTCTGCGTGCTGTTCGGTATTTTCCTTACGCAGTTGCTGGAGGAGGACAACTACTGGTCCACCAATGATGGCAACGGCGATAGGTACCAACCATTCCATTAGATGAGTTCCTTGCGTGCTGGGACCTTTTCAATCTTGCCCTGCTTGAACGCATCGGAGTCTTCGTAATAACGCTGACGCTCACGGATGGTCGGACCATGGAATTCTTCCTTACCACCGACAAATCCAAGACGGATTGATTTGCAGTGACAGCCAAAGCAACAGCCTCTTTTGAGGTCATTGTCTGTCTTTAATTCTTTTCCGCAGTCACAATTCATGATTAATCTCCTATATTTATGTCAAAGTCATTACCTTTGAACCAAGTTTTGATTTTTTGAGGGGCGATTCAGTACGAATTGAACTCGCCAATGTAGAATCTGTCTCTTTCTGGAACGGCAGTCTTAACTTTCCCTGCCCACCAATCCAATGTTCCCCATGGTTTGTCATCAGATATGCGGTATTCGGCTAACCAAACAAACTTAAGCATTTGTCTTGCAATAGCCAGCGACATAACTCGGTCGTCATGAGGGGAGCCATGAGTAGAACCATTATCATCACGAACAAAGGTTTTAAGTTCAGCGATGGTGTACTCACAGCGAAGTTCCAATTCTCCATCACGGAGGCTGGCATTTAGTTCGTCAATTGCCAATGGCTTAGACAGGGTAGTTGTACGCCAACCAAGCGTCTCAGAGGCTTCAGCGTGTCTTTGATTAAGTCTGCGCTGTCTATAGATGTTTGGGTATTTTAATTTGTTCAGCGCCGTTAGAGTGGTCAATCCGTGGTTGTTAGACTCAACACCGATAAGTGCTGTGTTATAGAAGTAGCCCAATGGCAAAAGAACCTCTTCACCAAACTTATCTGGGTCCACATGTCCATGCCATTCGGCAACAACTAATCCAGACTTGGCATCAATGACATGGGCTGATGAATAGTCACCACGGGCTAAACCTTCAGCGACATCGGCTCCGATGCAATAGGTAGCCCCATAGTTAGGCAACTGCCAGATTGATAGCGGTCCACCAGAGGATTCAAATATCCAGGCATTAACTGACTCATCAAGTTTCTTCATAAAACCAGTCTTAGGCTTTTCTGTCTCCTGACGATTTAAAGCATCAATGTCAAAGACGGGGCGACCAGAACGAATAAACGCTTCTTCTGGATTGGATGGATATTCCTGATGCAACTGCCAAGTAGGAAGTTCAGCCTTTTGCTTTTCATACCATGCGTCATCACGGTCTGTGTTTGCTGACCATGGATAGAAGATTCCGTGGAATCGGTTGGTACCAGTCTGTGACCCATGCCAGAGATTAAAGAAAATGTTGCCTTCACCTTTAGCGGTAGACAAACAAATAACACGACCACCAACATCGGCAATAGGTTCAATAGATGCCCATGCTTCTTCTGGGTTAGGCAAGAAAGCCATTTCGTCAATGATGGCGAGATACACGGACTCACCACGAGCAGGCTCGTTAGCAGATGGCAACGATTCAATTACTGATTCATTATCAAATACCATTTTAAGAACATTGTTCTGAATTAGTTCTGGACCCGATGCCTTCATCCAGTCTGGCAAGAACTTGTAGATGTACTTAGTCTTACCTAACAACTTGGTTGCTTCACGCTCAGTCTTTGAAAGCATGACTACAAATCGGTCAGCCTGAAAGAATGTTAGCCAGAATGCAAATGCTGCAGCAAGAGTAGAGAAACCAATCTGACGAGACTTTAAAACTATTGTGTATCGCTTTTCAATCCACGCTTTAGCAGTTTCAATCTGAGCCTCTCGCAAAGTAAACTGAATCCTACCCTGACTCGGATGCTTAATGTATGCGTAGTTATTACAGAAAAAGACAAACGCTTCAAGTAATTCTTCATCGGTTGCTTCTTCTGGTCCACGGCATTTTCTAAAGTTATATTCATTAACTAATTCTTCTAATTGCATTATGCAAGTCCTTCTAGTATTTCCTTCTTAATACTTAGGATGCCGAACAAAATACGAACGAACATCAGCGTATTAGGCAGATGCTCTTCAATGTATGCGTAGACTCCCTCGGTATCTCCATACTCTTTTTCTTCAAGAACATGGAACTTTTCTAAATATTCTTTCCATTCTTGTTTTGCGTATTCTTTTTCATATTCCAGAACCTCATTTAAATCCCATGCTGTTGGATTTAGAGAAATGAGTTTGCTGAAAGTAAAATAAGAAATATTGTTTTGAATGAATTTATCCAGTTCATCTGACATTGCTTGTACGCCATCTGGTCTCTGTCGTGCATTTGGATTACCCTTAAGGTATTCGTACACCTGCATGTCTGGTTGATTGGCTACTAAATCTTCTGTGATGCCAAGACGCTCAGTAAACTTTCTTGCTTTAACTGCAATATCTTCGTAGTTATTGAATGTCGCATTATTCATTGCTGCCCATTCAAGAGTTAGTTTTACTGTTTCGGCAAGTGTGTAACACGCAAATGGCGTATAAGAATTATTAAGAATCTCATCTGAATTATCAGAACGAACTTTTTGTTTTAAATAAATAATATGACCAGTTCCAACAATAGAAAAAATAGGTTCATAAATATCCAAGTTTTCTATGCCAGTAATAAATGTTGGAGCATCTTCAGTTACTGGAGTAAAAGGCTTTGGACCAAACTTTTGATTGTCGCATCGCCAATCTTGAACAGCATCTCTGTTAATAGTTGAATCAGTAAAAACAAATGTTCCAGTTGCATGCACTTCTGGTCCTAGTTGATAATGCTTTACAATTCGTTCAAATGATTGAATTGGAATAATCTCTTCTGTTCTTCCGTCTGATGCTACATAGTTGTAATCAGGAGTTCGTGGAAATGGATTCTTGAATGCAATCATGACGCTGTTGTCAGCCATGCGGAAAAGTTCATAGTCAATAACTACAGCATTGATGTGTGACTGCTGATGTGACAAAACAATGCGTGGTGCGTTTGCGTCTAGTTTTTTAAGAATATAAAAGAGTTTGTAGTCTTTGATGACTTCTAATGTAAATTGCTTCATATTAATCCTTCGTTATGGTCCATAGTATTTGAATGTGATACCGCCAGCGAGTCCTGCACCAAACTGTGAACCACCGCTACCGACAATTGTTCCAGAACCTACAGAGAAGCCTCCAGCAGCACCGTTGCCCTGTGTTCCATAACCGCCTCCGCCGTTTCCTCCACGAAGTCCATATGCACCACCGCCAGTTCCACCTGCTCCACCTACTTGGCTTGATGTGTTATGACCTGTTGCGTTTCCACCAGCACCGTCTGTTCCACCGCCTCCACCACATGCGTAGTATGCACAGTCCCAACAGTAGTTATCTTGGTAATAACCATTAATACAGTTATTGTTTTTGTCGTACTCAGTGCAGATAAAAGTTTGTGAACAAACTCGGTACCAACCATAAGCATTTGTTCCACCAAGGTTATTTCCGTTGGTACCACTACCTACTGTTCCACCTCTGCCGTTTGGTGCTCCACAAACACCAGGATGCTCTCCTGCCGTTCCGCCTCCACCAGTCCATGTTGTTGAACCAACAGTTAAGGTCGTACTTCCGCCTGTTGTTGCAGTTCCAGTACCAGTTCCACCATTTCCAGCAGCACCGCCTGCCCCAACAGTTCCACTAATTGTTTGTGTTCCAGTTGCTGATGATGTGTGAGATGAGAATAAGCGATATCCACCGCCTCCTCCTCCACCATAGTTTGCTCCACCACCTGCTCCATAAAGAATCATTTCGTAAATGACAGGGGCAACACCAGGAATTGATGGAATACTGACAGAGTAAGAGCCAGATGTTGTTTTGGTATATGTTTGCAGTGACCAAGTTGTGAATGAAATAGTATTAGTACTAATGCCAGTGCCAATTAAGTTAAACGCACGGCATCGCACATAATAAACAGTTCCAGGATTTAAGCCAGTTGCTAGACCGCTTACTGCTTGGTTTTGACCAGTAATAGTTCCAACCAACACAGTGCCATAACCACCTGTGAAACTCGGATTGGTTGACCAATCAAGATAAACAGTCGTTGAATAATCGTTTGCACTGACAGTTGCATTTAATGTCGCCTGACTTTGGTTAAAATCAGTTGCAGCATTGGCTACTACCGTTGGGGCTAGTTTCGGTTGATTACTTCCACGATGTATTGCCATATCAACTTAGGTCTCCGAATAAAGCATAAACATTTGTTGTCAAGCAAATAAGTGTTGCTACTGAATATGTTGCTCTAAGGTTTTGACCTGGAGTTGCGTAGATTGTTGCACCTGAACCTGCTGCAAAAGATACTGCACCTGACTCTCTAATAAAGTCTGCAGACTGTCCAGCAGTAAATCCAGTCGTACTATCAACTGTGATTGTTAGCGAGTTAACAAGCCTGTGGAAAACTCCAGCAGCAGATGATGTCAGTGTTGTTCCTGCACCAACAGTTAATACATTTTGAGCATTAGCCCATGAACCAGTAGGTCCTGTTGCGCCAGTTGGTCCCGTTGCACCAGTAGCCCCTGTAGGTCCTGTTACAGAAGGTCCAGTATCTCCAGTTGGACCAGTAGGACCGATTGGACCTGTGTCACCAGTTGGACCCATAGGACCAGTAACAGATGGACCAGTGTCGCCTGTAGGACCAGTAGCACCCGTTGGACCAGTTGCACCTGTCGGTCCTGTTGGACCAGTATCACCAATGCTGACTGAAATAAAAAGAATATCTAAGTTATTAGCAAAACCAGTTGTGCCAGTTCCATTAGAATCATCCAGAGTTACTGGCAAAATAATATAACCAGTCATATCTGTCGGTGCACCAGTTACATGCCATGTTTGATAGTTGGTTGAATCCGAAGCATCCTGAATGGTCACATGGTCGCCAGCGTTCAAGAGCATCAAGAAGATGTGGATGTCATAACCATCTTTGTCAATATGGTCAATGTGCAATGCTGTTGAAGAAGTTTGTGTAGCATTGTTCCACAGCAAGTATGTTGAACCAGGGTCGCCAGTTGTTGCTGTTGTCTTTGCTTTATAGTCATAAAAAGAAGACGATTGACCTTGTGGTCCAGTTGGACCCGTTGGTCCTGTGACAGTAGAAGCAGCACCAGTAGGACCTGTTGCTCCAATTGGTCCAGTCCAACCTGTTGGTCCAGTAGGACCAGTTACTGTAGATGCGGCACCAGTTGGTCCAGTTTCACCAATCGGTCCAGTATCACCAGTCGCACCAGTAGTGCCTGTTGGTCCAATGGGACCTGTCCATCCAGTCGGACCTGTTGGTCCAGTAGGTCCTTGCTGACCTTGAGCACCAGTTGGTCCAGTAATGCCTTGAATACCTTGTGGTCCAGTCCAGCCAGTTGGTCCCTGAATACCTGTCGGTCCTGTCCAGCCCGTAGGACCCGTCCATCCAGTAGGTCCTGTCCAGCCTGTCGGTCCAGTGCTACCAGTGGGTCCTGTTGGTCCCGTGTAGCCAGTAGGTCCAGTAGGACCAGTAGCACCTACCGTGAAGTAGGGCAATGAGTTCCAGTTTGTGGTGCCATCACCAATTTTTATTTTATTAGTATCTGATTCCAGTGCCATTTCGCCTGCCATGAGTACAGGGTTAGCAGCGGTCCAGTTAGCCGCAGTATCACGGCGAATTTGTAGCAAAACAGCCATTGTTTAATTCTCCTAAAGTCTTTCTGGAAATATCCAGGTTGCTGAACCACTCGCACCAGAATTGGCATCAAAGTGGAAAATCTGTGTAGTTAATGTCGCCCCGTTGTCATTAAAGGTCGGGCTCAGCAAATAGTGAAACTGAATGGATGCAGCATTCCCGCCATCCACGACATCTTCTTGCTGGTGGTCTAATTGAAGTTGGTCTGATTGAGTTTGAAGTTGACGCTTCAGGGTGTTCATAATCTGAACATGCAAATTAGTATTAGTGCCCTGATAAGTACTAGACCCTGGCGCTGCCCAACCTACACGCATTAGAGAGCATCCTCTTCTACAATTTCAATATCAGGCAATGGAGCATTATTAATTTTATTATTACTCATTTCCACGATAAGAGCCTGAAGTTCTTCGTCTGACAATTCTTTAACTGAGGTCTCAGTCTTGATGTTGATGTTCTGCTGGCTCTGCATCTGACCAGTTGCCTTTAGATACAACTCGGCACTGCGGTGGTCACCTGCTATTGCTTTCACATACAGAGCGTCTAGGAGAGCCTGTGTGCGTTCTGGAGATTGGGTAAGCCCCTTGACACCCAGATTCCATCTTTCTTGAAAATCTTTACGCTTTTCCCATACCTGTAGAGTATTAAAGTGAATACCGTGGTCTTCTGCCCATGCCTTCTTTGTGTTGGGACGGCGTGATTCCTTGGGTGTCAGTAGCCACTCTAAGTATTCTTCCTGTTGCCTTGTCAGCATCATGCGTGATTCTTTTGCCATCTAAATCTCCATAGTCCTTCTGGGATAAAAAAATTGTGATAATCCCTATAGTTAGGCGAGGTTATTACCTAATGGCTTATTAAACGGTCTTCCAGACCTGTCGTCTCATAATAAGAGAGACATAACCCTGATGAACACCAAGTTCAGCAGCAATCTCCACTTGGGTCGCCAGACCCTCGGCGTATTTTTTTCTAATGGCAATAATCTGTTCGGCAGTGAATTTCCTACCTACGCCAGCAGGAGCACCAGTACGATTACCTCTACCCTTGGCAATGCAATCTAATTGGTTCTGAGATGCCGTGCCAAGCCATAAGTGGTCAGGATTGATGCAGGCGGGCACATCGCAGGTGTGGCACACATAAAGCCCCTTCTTGCGAGCATCAGGTGGGCGGGGACCCTTGAATGTCTCATAGGACACTATATGGGCGAATTGATTTTTATTATTGACATTGATGCGACCATAACCACCTAGTACTGGTTTGCCTTGCCATATCCAGCATCCGTTGTCATCTACAACCATGTTGGATAATAATCGGTCTTTAATGGGTAATTTCTTCATGCAATAAGTATATCACGATTACATGATAATAATAGTATGATTAATGAATTATTTTTGGATGGATAGTATCTTCATCAATGGGGTGGGGGTACTTGAGAAATGGTAACAATAGGCTTTTAGAATAATCTGAATCGCCATGGACTAGTATAGTATCTAGAATAGTAGTACGGGTACGGGGGGTGGGTGTCCCCCCTCTACTTACTGGCTGGGTATTGGTCACAGCATTGGTAGTGGATGACCATAGGCATCTGGCATTGGGTATGCATGTGTGTATGTACTACTAGTCTCTTACTTACTCTCTCTATCTAGTAAGCAATAAGACTTGTTTGTTTTGCGGGCGACCATTAATCCCATTGGTTGAAGCCGCCACTCATGTGTGGTTACCATTGACCTTCAGGGCAAGTAGCATTCTCTATCTTTACCTTGGCTGGCATGAAGCACTTACAGATTGAACACTGTGTAGTTACCTTTATGTACTTAGGACATTGCTTGCATGTGTCTAGTCTTTTTGCGGCGACCTCATCTGTGGTGTGCTGCTGTGTGAGGTAGTGCCATGGTCTAACTGGTGGCGGCATATCAGTCATTGAGAGCCTTATTGATTATCATGGACTCTACTGCACGGAGCCAGAATACTGTCGCCTGATAATCCATCTCGCTACTATAAGTGAGATTGCCATCACTGACAGTAATAATAATATTAAAGTCTTTTTTATCTTCTTCTTGCATGTTTATTCCTCCGAATGAATGTTCATGCATAAGCAAAAGCCCCAGGTAGAGAAAGGATAAACTACCCAGGGCTAAAGCCTGCACGGAGTAAAGCCCCAACAAATTGTCAGCCATTACTATAATTAAATTGTCAAGCATGTTGCCATGCCCGTCTTACCGTGATTGATAAGAACCAGTGTCATGGGAGCCAGGAATGAGTTTAGCAAAAGGACCTGACCCCCATGACTGGGTGGTTGGCAAGTGCCCTCCCAAATGACTTTGCTCCCAATCCCCAGAACAAAGCATCTGTACTTGCCTACCATACATAGTAGCACCTCTAGCATGAAAACACAAGTAATAATGCCAAATAATCTAAGAATAATTATTGAAGCATTGTTGACTAGATTGGTAGACTTTAATTGTTGACCAAGTTAGTCGTCTATTAAGACGGGAGAACAAAGTGAGCAGGGTATTAAGGTACTTGACAGTGTCTAATTGTTGACTAATCTTATCAACTATCTGGGGAATTACTAGTACCCTATAGTAAAGATTAAGCACCCCTATCCCAATATGTGAGATGACTCGGTAACCAATAATAATAAAACCCTTGCAATTAAAGGAGATGCAGTATTAACCACCCTGAGTGAGCATTAACCACTATGAGTAGTTCCTTTACCAAGCATTACTACCCTTCTTATTATTATCTACCTAGTTATGGTATTAACTGTTGTGATTGTTATTAGCGGCGATTCCATTTTCTTTCATTGCCGTGGAAGTAGTAGTAGTTAGTTTTCTGAATAGATTTATCCAAACTAATCTTAATCTAGCAATCTTTAATAATAATAATAATAATCTCTATCCCGTTTTT